GCAATGCGTGAAAACTGCACCCATGTGCTGTTTGTCGATTCAGACATGACATTCCCGCAGGACATGATTGGTCGTTTGTTGGCTCACAACGAGGACATCGTTGCAACCAATTGTGCGCGTAGGCGTATGCCGACAGGTCCAACTGCTAGGGGCATGAACTCAGAGCTTGTCTACTCGATGCCTGAGTCAACTGGCTTGGAAGAAGTTGAGTCTATTGGCATGGGTGTCATGCTGATCTCACGCAAGGTGTTTGAGTCTTTGAGTGAACCGTGGTTCGAGACACCGTGGCGCACCGACAAGCGTGGTTATATTGGTGAGGATGTTTTCTTCTGTCGCAAAGCGCGTGCTGCTGGCTTTAAAATCTACATAGACCATGACCTCTCGAAAGAGATCGGTCATATTGGCACTTTTGAATTCAAGCACGATCACACTTGGGTGATGCGTGACTTGGAGAAAGCTAAAGAGGCAAGTTGATGGCACTCAGCACATATTCGGAATTAAAGACATCGGTAGCAGATTGGCTGAATCGTTCAGACCTGACTTCTGCTGTGCCTGACTTTATTTCATTGGCTGAAGCGCAGGTCGAGCGCAGACTGCGTACCCGTCAGATGATTGTCAGGGCTACCGCAACCATTGATTCTGAATATAGTGCTGTTCCAGCAGACTTCCTTGAGGCTCGTTCTCTTAAGTTGCAGACCAATCCAATCACGCCAGTTGGCTTTGAGACGATTGACTCTCTGGACAATTTAAGCACTCGCTACACATCTTCTGGCAAGCCTCAGTTCTTTTCAATTGTTGGCGGTCAGATCAGGACTGTGCCGATTGCTGATTCTTCTTACACGGCAGAGCTGGTTTACTACGCGAAGCTGAGTAAGCTGTCTGATAGCAACACGACCAACTGGCTTTTGACCGCTGCTCCTGACATCTATCTTTATGGTGCTTTGATGCAAGCTGCTCCATATCTCAAGGATGATGCGAGAATTGGTACATGGTCGCAAATGTATTTGACAGCGTTGCAAGACCTGCAAACTGCTGATGATCGTGGCTCTACTTCAGGCGGGGCTTTGGTTGCGAGAGCGAGAACTTTAGGATAAAGGAAAGATATGTCATCTTTTAGCAATTACACCGAAAACCTGCTGCTGAATTGGTTGCTCACAACCAACTCTGCAACCCGTCCGACAGCTTGGTATGTTGGACTGTTTACCGCTGCACCATCTGATGCAGGTGGCGGTACTGAAGTAACTGGCAACGGTTATGCGCGTGTGGCTACTGGCACGATCAGCGTGTCTGGTACTGACACCACGGCAACCAACGCTGCTGCAATCGAGTTTGCTGCTGCCTCTGGTGGCAATTGGGGAACAGTTACCCATGCAGCGATCTTTGATGCTTCCACTTCAGGCAATATGCTGGCTTGGGCTGCTTTGACTACATCACGCACCATCAATGATGGCGATGTGTTCCGCATTCCTGCTGGTAGCTTGACAGTCACCCTGACCTAATCATGGCTGCATACGGCTCTGGCTATTACGGCGGGGGCAATTACTCCTACGGGGTAAGCCTCGGGGCTTTTGCCGTATCTTCTGCCAGCACCGTAGCCATCAATGCAAAGCGCGTCTGCATAGGCGCGTTTGCCGTTTCTAGCGCCAGCACAGTTGCTGTTGCAGCCAATGTTGTCAAGTCTGGCGCTTTCTCTGTTTCATCTAGCAGTTCTGTTGCTATCGCTGGTCAGCGTTTGGCTGACGGTGCTGCTGCTATCTCATCATCTAGTTCTGTCTCTATCGCTGGTCTGCGCTATGCGATAGGTGCAGCAGCAATCAGCGACACAAGCACAGTTGCTGTCAATGGCGTGCGTTATGCCATTGGCGCGTTTGCTTCGACTGATGCAAGCACAGTCGTTATCAATGGCATTCGCGTTGCATTGGCAGAGATGTCAATCCTTGACGCAATGACGATGGTTGTTGGTTCGCAGGTAATTGTGAATCAGGCTGTCACGATTGAGGCATCAAGTTCTGTTGTCATTGATGGCGTTAGAGTTCAAGAAGGTTCATTTGCATTTGTTGACTCTTCAACTGTTGTCATCAACGGTGTCAAAAAATGGGAAAATGAGAGCGATACACCTGAGACATGGACTGCACAGCAAGACACATCTGAGGATTGGACAGCGATAGGTGATTCAAGCGTTACATGGACTGACGAGTCAGACACTCCTGAAACTTGGACACCGATCTCTGCAAATAGTAAATCATGGCAGATCGCCGCAACGAGGTAAAAAATGGCAGATACCACAACGAGCAATTTATCGCTTACCAAACCAGAGGTCGGTGCGTCAACTGACACATGGGGTACAAAACTCAATACCAACCTTGATACGCTTGACGGTATCTTCAAGGCTGATGGAACAGGCACATCTGTTGGTCTTAATGTTGGCTCTGGTAAGAAGCTGATTACTACCGATGATGCAACCATTGCTGGTTTACGAGTCGGCAAAGGCGCTGGCTCAGTATCTACAAACACCGCTGTTGGTGCTAGTGCTTTGGCGGCTAATACGACAGGTGCATTAAACCTTGCTGTCGGTTATCAGGCTTTAACAGCAAACACATCTGGAAACAATAACGATGCTTTTGGTGCTTATGCTCTTAAGTCAAATCTTACGGGCGCTCAAAACGTAGCTATTGGTCAGTCAGCTCTTGAGTTAAACACAGCAAGCAACAATACAGCTTTAGGTCATGGCGCTGCCGCAGTTAACACAAGCGGAACGGCTGTTGTTGCATTGGGCCGTGCTACTTTGGTGGCTAACACTACAGGCTCATACAACACAGGCGTTGGTATGCAAGCACTAGCATCCAACACCACAGCAAGCAACAACACAGCCGTGGGTTATCAGGCGGGGTATAGCAATACTACTGGAACGGCAAACGTAATTTTAGGGGTCGCAGCAGGATACACCGCCACTACCGCTAACTACAACACGCTAATTGGTCGTTCCGCAGGGTATTCTTTAACAACAGGGTCAGCTAACACATTCGTCGGTGGCTATGACGCATCAAATGGAGGCGCTGGCGCTTTAGTTACTACTGGCTCTAAGAACACAATTTTGGGTGTCTACAACGGCAACCAAGGCGGCTTAGACATTCGCACAGCAAACAACTACATCGTGCTGTCTGATGGGGATGGTAATCCAAGGGCTTTTTGCAACGGTTCTAACTATTGGGCATTTAATACAGTAAGCCCTGATAACACCACAATTATTACTGTTCAAGCTAATTCTGGCGGCAACGGCATGGCTGTTAAAGCTGGAACAAACGGCAACTACGGCATCTATTTCAACAACACATCAAACTCAACAGTTGGCGGCATCATCATCAACTCTGGCTCTGTTGCTTACAACACAACTTCTGACTATCGCTTGAAAGAGAATATTCAGCCAATGACAGGCGCATTGGAAAAGGTTGCTTTGTTGAAGCCATGCACGTACACATGGAAAGCTACTGGTGAGCAAACTCAAGGCTTTATTGCTCACGAACTGGCAGAGGTTGTTCCTGATGCAGTGTCTGGCGAGAAAGATGCTGTCAATGAAGATGGCTCAATCAAAGCTCAAGGCATTGATACCAGCTTCTTGGTAGCCACACTGACCGCAGCCATACAAGAACTCAAAGCAGAATTTGACGCATACAAGGAAGCACATCCATGAACGACTTAACACCTGAAGAACAAATCGCCAAGCACTACGCTGCTTGCATGGACAGCGTGAACCTCATCAACTCTGAAAAACCAGAACTAACCACCGATGAGGAATGGGCTGCAACTGTTGAGCGCAACAAAGAGCACCTGCGTATCATGCTGGCTAAAGACTTTTGGACTAATGAAGACCTTAGTGCAATTCAAGCTGCGAGTGTGTAATGGCAACAGTTGACGCAACAGACGCTCGTCTGTCTACGCACGAAGAAGTTTGTGCGATGAGATACGAGCAGATCAATGCAAGACTCAAGCGCCTTGAAGGAATCATCATCAAGGCGTTTGGTGTCTTGACGATCAGCATGG